TTCAACTATCGGTTATCCTATGAGTAATCTAAAACGTTCACGTCTACAGATGAGTGAACAGGAAATGGGTAAAGAGCTAATAAAGATAGGCTACAGTCATGATTTTTTCAAATCCCAAAAAAGCTAGTATACTGTAAGAGTATATGAAATATAAATACAACAAAGAAAACCTTGTTGATGCTTTAAATAATTTTGCTGAATGGGTTAATAATCTCAGTGATAAACAAGATAAGGAAATCATCGACCTTACTTGGTATAAATTTGAAAGATTGTTAAATGAAACTCAGATGGAATTTGACGATATTTTTGGTACTGAAGGTTACGAGTCAACGATTCTTGGAAAAAGTAAAAAAAGCTGTTGACTTCCCCATAGAAGCCTGTAGACTGTTTCCACGATGAAACTGAATCCGAAAGTGGTTGAATATGTGAAACAGCAGCTCTCCTCCAATCCGACTTGGGCTACGAGGGCTATCGTGAAGCTCTGGGAGAGGCAGACAACTGACGAGCAGATTGCTCAAAACACGGGACACGATAATGGCGTTGGCTACAACGGTACTGATGCTTTTATACTAAGTTCGTTTGCTGAACAGATTAACAAGGGTCGCACACTTAGTCCTAAACAACTTGTTATTGCTTTTCGTAAGCTTCCCAAGTATTCCCGTCAAATTATTAGTTTGATTCCCGCTGAGAAACTGGCTGAGATTGAAGCAAAGGTTGCTTGACATTAATTGATTTTATCACTTTTGGACAGATTGTCACTTGCCCAAAGTGGTTGGAGGTTTGTGTAATGACAAGCCTCCAACAATTGTTCACGGTCGGTTAAATCAAATGATGCTAATGGTTTGATGTGATCTATATGCCAACCTCTAAATCCACGATTATCCCAAGTCATTCCCGGTTGAAATTTAGATTCTAAATAAACTTTAAGTTCTTCTATACTACATCCCAAATCTTTTACAGCACTACCCGCTTTATAATTGTTTTTAATAGCAGAATGTAATCTACTCCGTAGTAGTGTAGCTAATTTGAATTGAATATCGGTTTTTGCACGATTTCTGATATGTTCGTTTAGTCTATCTTTATTAACTTAGTGGTAGGTTTTGATTTTATCTTTATTAACCTCTCGCCAAGTTTTAAGATATTCTCTTCTCTTATCTTTATTAGCTTCACGATAAGCTTTCCTTTTGTCTTTGTTAGTTTCATACCAAGTTTTATTCCGTTCTTTTATTCTATCTTTATTAGATTGTTTATAAACTTTGTCATATTCTCTTTTCCTATCTTTATTAGCTTCACGATAAGCTTTCTTTCTCATCTTTCTCCTCATCTCTGGATCGGTAATATCTTTCCAATCTACCGGCGTTGATTCTGTTTTTGTTTTTTTCATAGTAACGCAATTGTCTTTCGCGTCTAGCTTCAAGTCGTTCTGCGTCTGTTTTGTATAATTGTTTTCTGCCCATAAGTCTTTTATTTCTGGCGGTGGCAACATAGCTATTGCTTTATATATTGCCACGCTTTTGATTGCTACTTTTTCTATTATAGTTTGGTTTATATTGTTGTCCATATATTATAATTTCCTCTACTAATATATATAAAAGTAGAGGAGTAAAAGTAGAGGAAAAGTGAAAAAAGTCGTGTGGGAGGCTTGACTTTCTAGAAAGTGTGTGGTAATCTAAATAAAGATATGTTAGAGATTTTAAAATACATCACTTCAAGTGTTACAAACTATTGCATGGCTATTGCCTTTGTATTGTTGATTTATTTGTTGACGGTCACTTTTGTCAAGATCGTCTTCAACGAAATTAGCCGCATCATCTTCACTGTCCGTATCCCAATCGTCGCCCCATCCGCAGAAAAATCCGATACAGAGGCTTGACATTTTCGGTAGGCACTCTATACTGTTCCCACAATGAACTTTGACTTTAGCAAACTGCTTGAGCCGCAAAAGGCTCATGTCATGACTCTGATTGACAGCCTCTACATAAACGGAGTTGCTGTAGACGCAAGTTCCACTGGAACTGGTAAGACATATTGTGCTAGTTGGGTGGCAAAGCACTTTAATAGTCCTGTTGTTATTATTGCTCCCAAGGTAGTTATTCCTAGCTGGAATGCTGTATTGAGTGAATTCGGTATCAAGTCTCATGTCACTATCAACTATGAGAAATTGGTGAGGGGAAATACTGAATATTTGTCTTTTAAAAACAATAGTGATGATAGTCCGGATGATTATTTGTTCAATCTGCCCAAGAACGCTTTGGTGATTTTGGATGAATGTCATAAGTGCAAAGGTTGGAATAGTAAGAACAGTGATATGTTGATTGCACTTAAGCGGAACAACTATAAGCTTCTTCTGTTGAGTGCTACAGCTGCTACCAATCCTCTTGAAATGAAGAGCATTGGATATGCTACGACACTTCATAATTTGGTGAGTTTCCGTAACTTTATCTTTGATTGTGGTGCTTATACTGGACGATTTGGTGGATATCAAATTGATATTGCTAGTCGTAAAACGATTGAGGCTATGGCGAATATTCACGACAAGCTGTTCAATCAATTCAAAATTGCAAGTCGTATGACTATTGATATGTTTGGTAAGATCTTTCCTGAGAACCGAGTATTGGCTGAGTGTTATGATATGGGTGCGAATACAGCCAAAATTAATAGGGTATATGAAATCATGGAACAGGAGTTGGCTGAACTTGAAGAGTCTAGTGCCAACTACAGTGAACATGTATTTGCTGTAATGACTCGCGCACGTCGTAAGGTTGAAATACTTAAGGTGCCGGCTATGGTGGAAATGATTGAGGATTTGTTTGATGAAGGAATTAGCCCGGTTGTATTTGTTAATTATACAAACACGGTTGAAGCAATTGAGAATCAACTGAATCGGAATCGTAAGTTTGATGGTATGATCAGCAAAATTGTTGGTGGACAGAGTGATAAAGCCCGACAGGCAGATATTGCTGATTTTCAAACGGATCGTAAGAGGATTTGTATTGTAAATATTCAAGCCGGTGGTGTCGGGGTTTCATTGCATGATTTGAATGGTAAGCATCCTCGTCATAGCATTTTGTGTCCTACTTGGAGTGCAATTAACATGTTGCAATCACTTGGTCGTTGTGCTCGTGCCGAGGCTAAAACGGCTGTTGTACAGAAAGTACTATTTGCGAGTCAAACTATTGAGGAAACGATCTGTAAGCGTGTAAAGGATAAGCTTAGTTGTTTGGAAGCATTGAATGATGGTGATCTAGATTTTAGCTTGTCGCTGAAGTTTTAACCTCATACAGTTCTTTAGTTCGTTCATTGTATCTAAAGAATTTACAACCTAGATGTGTTATGATTCTTTGTTGTCGTAATACATCTTTTTGTTTTAAGTTACCATAAACATCATAATGTTTTGGTTCATCGTATTCCACTACAATGTTTCTTTCTTTATCGTAAGCATCTAAAAAATATCCCACACACATTATTTCTCCTCCATTTAATGCATGTTGTAATTTCCAATTATTTTGTACATTCAACGAGTCAAAGTAAGTACATGCATTAGGATTATATTGAGATCCGCCTTTATTATTAATAATCCAATTTGCACGATATTCTCTTATTTTTTGTTTAGCCGATTCCGTGAGTGGTTTTCCAATTCTTCTTTTGTGAGCGACACTCATTTTTTGTCTGGTTAAATTGGATACTTTTTTACCAAACATAGGATTGTTTTTACCGGTTCGTTGTTTTAATAATTCAATTTGATGTTGAGGCAATTTTCTACCAACAAATATTCCTAATTGACAACACCGGTTACATAATAACTTATCTCTCTCCGCATATTTACATTTATATTTGTTTTTATACATTAACTCTTTATTACACTTCGGGCAATTTCTTACCCATCTTCTTGTAGTATCGTTCAAGGTTTCGTTGTTTGACAATATCTTTGTGTCTTTCGTAATATCGTTTGAGTCTGTTTCTATTAAGTTCATCTAGTTCTTCCTTTGTTCTGTTTAATTTCTTTCGTCCCATAACATTAATAAATAGTTCATTAGAATATAAAACATTAGAAAAGTTGTTGACTTCTTAAAATAATTTGGTTACTATATAAAAAGATATGACTAAGGTACTCGCTGTAAAATATCCTACATCAACGGATCGTGTTCGTAATGATACCGATCATTTGCATAGTGTATGTGAGGTAGAGGATAGTGAAGTGAAGATTAAGTTGGGTGAATTGTTATTTAATTTGAATAGTTTATTTAGGTACAACTATTGTCTTATTAAGTATTCCCAGCGTCTTTTCGTCATTGAAGCTACGGACTATGATAAGAATATTTATAGCCGCAAGGAAGTATCCTATCATCCACTAGCCCATATGTTGGTTTGATCATATCGGTGAGCTCAACGAAATGATCCTCCTAGAGCGGTTGCCGGTGCGCCTAGACGGTCTATAGGCACGCTTTTGACGGTCTAGGAGGGTGTCGGTAGGGGTCTGGCTCCTAGAACGCAACCTATGCAAAGCCATGCGGTTTAGCTTTAACCTTAACGGTATTATGGTAGGCGTTGGTCCCCCATCCTCGCTTTGTCAGCTGTTGGGACTACTTTAACAGAGCCAGCGGCGTAGTCAAGCCTCTACAGGCGGATTTTTGGGGGCTTGACATCTCCATAGAAGCCTGTAGACTGGTTCCACGATGAAGAACACGAAGAATCCTATGAAGCGGAACAAGAATGTCAATCCTGAGTTTGTGGTGATTTATGAGGAACATGATGATGGTCAGCGTGGTATTGGTAATAGGAAGTATGATGTAATGATGTTGGTTACCCGTGAGGAGTTGGATAAGATTATTGCTGTACGAGGTACTGAGTGGATTAAGAAGATTTACAAGCTGGGTAATGAGGTTAAGATTAATAATAAAATTGAG